TTAACATATTTTACAACTTGGGTGCAACCACCTTCCGGACCTTCAAAAACGCCATAGCCGCCATGGAACGGGGGGAGTACAAGAAAGCCGGGGCAGAGTTTTTAGATTCCAAATGGGCTACGCAGGTTCGGGGTCGCGCCATAAAGTTATCAGACATGATAACCACAAACACATACCCGGAATAGCAGGAACCGCACAATGGTAATGCAGAAGCTACAGTTTAAGTCGGGGGTCAACCGGGAAACCACGGCGTACGCGGCCGAGGGGCAATGGTACGAAACCGACAAAGTGCGATTCCGCCGGGGCCTACCTGAAAAAATTGGCGGTTGGCAACGCCTTTCTGCGAATACATATTTAGGGGTGGCCCGATCTTTGCATAACTGGGTTACCTTAGATTCACAAAATTTGGTTTCGGTAGGTACCAACCTCAAGTATTACATTGAGCGGGGTGGGGCCTACTATGACATTACCCCCATACGAGAAACCACTTCTGCGGGCGCGGTGACATTTTCCGCCTCTACAGGGTCTGCTGAGATAACTGTATCTGATACCGCCCACGGGGCCTTGGCGGGGGATTTTGTGACTTTCTCCGGGGCAACAACCTTGGGAGGTAATATAACGGCGGATGTGCTGAACCAAGAATACATCGTTGACACTGTTGTTGATGCTGATAGCTACATAATAGAAGCAAAAAATACTAGTGGCGCTACCGTGCTAGCCAACGCCTCAGATACAGGTAACGGGGGGGCGAGTGTAGTGGGGGCGTATCAGATACCGGTGGGCAGTGACATTGAGCTTCCGCTATCCGGGTGGAGTGTAGGGCAGTTTGGTATCGGTACGTACGGCTTTGGTGGTTCTACGTTAGCCCCCATACGTTTGTGGAGCCAATCTAACTTCGGTGAGGATTTGTTCTTTGTATATCGTGGGGGTGCACCATTTTACTGGGATGCGACAAACGGGGTCACTACTCGGGGGGTGTACGTCTCTTCACTGGGGGGTGCCTCTGGTGTTCCCACCGTTGCTAATATCGGGTTTGTGTCTGACATTTTCCGATTTGCTTTTTGTTTTGGTGCCAACCCCCTTGGTGAGAGCGCCCTAGACCCCATGCTTATTCGGTGGTCTGACCAAGAAGACGTCGCCAACTGGACCCCGGCAGTAACTAATCAAGCAGGCAGCCTGCGCCTGTCTTCCGGCTCCGAAATCGTCTGTGTACAGCAGGCCCGCCAAGAAATACTAGTGTGGTCTGACTCTGCGTTGTACGGCCTGCAGTATTTGGGGGCTCCGGAGGTGTGGGGGGCGCAGTTGTTGGGGGAAAACCTTACTGTAGTAAGCCCCAACGCGGCGGTTTTTGCCAACAATATTGCGTATTGGATGGGCACCGACAAGTTTTACTACTACGATGGTACTGTTAAGACGCTGCCCTGTTCCATACGCAGTTACATTTTTGACGACATTAACAACGATCAAACCCTGCAAGTTATTTGTGGTACCAACGAGCAGTTTGATGAAATCTGGTGGTTTTACCCGTCTTCGGGCTCTACAAGCAACGACCGATACGCCGTATATAATTACGTAGAAGACGCGTGGTATTACGGCAATTTGTCCCGTTCTGCTTGGATTGACGCAGACCTGCGAGATTACCCGATAGCCGCAACCTACAGCAATAACTTGGTATTGCACGAAAATGGTATTGACTGTAACGAGCTAGGTACTGCAAACCCCATTACAGCTACTTTAACTTCTGCACAGTTCGATTTGGGCGACGGTGACCGGTTTATGCTGGTTAACCGGGTATTGCCAGATATCACGTTTGATAACTCTACTGCGGACACTCCGTCGGCTGCTATGTCCCTAATCCCCCTGCAAAACGCGGGTTCTGGCTATTATGACCCGGCGGGGGTGGGGGGCAACAGCGAGAATACAGTATCCCGGATAGCCACAACTCCCATAGAAGAGTTTACTGGAGAGGTCTACACACGGGTTCGGGGGCGGCAGATGGTGTTTAAAATAGAGTCTACAGATTTAGGCGTGACATGGAAGCTTGGTATACCCCGCATGGACGTACGGTCTGATGGACGAAGGGGTTAATTGTGACCAACCGGTTTATTAACAAGGTAACACCGCCGGCCCTGCCAATCCCTCCGGGGGGTGTATTTCAGCGCTATTTGGCCGATTTAAACAACATATTGCGTTTGTTTTTTAATTCGTTGGCCAATACGGTAAACTTGTTGACCGGGGATTTTGGTGGGCGGTTTATCGACGTGCCCAATGCGTTATACTTCTCCACAGCAGATCAGCCCATAGCAGTAGTAGATACACCGCAGGTCGTTACGTTTAACCAAACATACTTGGAAAGCGGGTTTGAACTCAACGGGGTTAGTAATAGCCAAATAACTGCAACGTATTCAGGGGTTTACAACTTCCAGTTTATTGGGCAACTGTCTAGCGGTTCGGCTTCTGCCAAGAATATCTTTATTTACATCACGCGGGATGGCACAGATTTGGGATACACAGCGAGGGAATATGTGCTGTCGGGTTCTGGGGACATACATGAGGTTATTTGGAACTTTAACTTGGACTTGGCTGCTGGGGAGTATATAGAGATGAAGTGGGTTTCTGACGATATAGACACAACACTCGAAGCAGTACCCCCCGCGACATCTCCGGCTACCCCACACCCCGGCGTAACATCTGCTGTGCTTACTGTAAACTTTATTTCGGTGCTTCCTGAAACGCGCCCAACACCTCCGTAGGAAACCAGAGTAGAAAAATGCCTAGACAAGCCCCTACAGGAATACCGTCGCTTACTGTAACCCCTTACGGCAGTATGGGCAGTCCGAGGGATGATACGCCCTATACATTTATTTCGCCCCTCGATCTGAGTTCCATACAACCCTCCATTGATTTGGGCCCGATGGATTTGGACTATTTGGACTTGGTGGAAGCCGCACGGGATGCCATAGCTGCCGAAAACATACTTACCCCCGAACAGCAACTGCAACTAGCCCAAGAAAAGGCCGCTAAAAACTATGCGAAGTTGGTACTTAGCAAACCCACAACAGCCGCCGATATTGCTGACGTGCAGCAAGCAAAACAAGACCTCGTTGATCTGGGGGTTACTCGGGGGCAACTGGAAGCCGAAGGTATAGATACCGGCGCGGGTATTTCGGGCGTCATGGGACCTACCTTTAGCGGCGCAGTAGGGCGGGGTATTGACATAGCGTCTGAGCAGTTTGGGTTGCTTGGGGAAGGATTGGCAGGCTTGGTAGGTGCGGATGAAGCCTTATCGGCAGTACTGGCCACAGTACCAACCCCCGGCGCTACGTTTGTTTTTGGCGAAGGCGGCACCCAACGCCCGTTTATTACCGGGCAAACCCCCAGTGGTACACAGGTTGGTATCACTGACCCGTACGGTATTTCCAACATACTTGGCACTATTCAAGAGGGTGGGGGGTTTGATCTGTCTGACGTTGTAGGGGGGGTTGCCGGAGTTTACGGTCCCACTGCACTAACGACGGAGGACGAGGACGAGAAAGTAAAAACCGGGGTCGATGTCGTAAGGGCTGGTGACACAACCGACGACACAACCCAAACTGTCCGAACCGGTGACACAACGCTAGACGTAGATGAAATAACCGGTGACACAACCCAAACTATCCGAACCGACGACATAACCGGTGACACAACCCAAACTATCCGAACCGACGACATAACCGGTGACACAAGTGTTTTTGACGATATTTATGATGATGTTCGGGTTGAAGACATTCTTTTAGATGAAAGAACCGATAGCACCCCAGACACCCGTACAGAAACCACAGACACACGTACAGAGACTTCAGACACCCCGAGCGGCGGTGGTGGCGGCGGCGGCGGGTTCGGTACCCCCGCAGGCGGTGTTGAAACAATCAAAGTAGAACCCGGCCCACTTGTAGATATACCGGGCTTTTACGATATATCCAGCATGAGTATTATTCCTGACTACATAGACGAGTTGGTAGCACGGGGACAGCGACGGCAAACACGAGGTGCCGCAGAAGGTGGACATGTGAAGAGATTTAATAACGGAGACTTGGTGCAAACTGGTTCAGACGGATTTACGCTAGACCCAAATTCTGTTTTGGCAGGTGGCACCGGTACCGGCGGTGGCGACTCAAACGTGCGTCGTACGCTAAGTCAGTTCGTAGGTGATAACGCAGGTGCCCTTCTTGCTAGTGCTGTAGGCGGGTTGTTTGGGCTACTAGATAGCGGAGAACAACAGCCAGCGGGGTATCAAGGTGGAATCCCCGACTATACTGCACGGCGCAGCCTGCTACCCGGTGCTTTTGACCAAACAGGGCGTCGCCCCGGCTCAATGGGCCGTAGGTATTTTACAGATGTACAGTATGTGCCTACTGGAGAAGGTGCTGTTATGCAGGGTGTAGGGCTACCAGCGGTTGCACCTGAGGCTGATACATCTACTGAACTTAATACAGAAGCTTTAGCTGGCCTAACCGCTGCCCTTGCTGGTACTACACCTGCTGGTACTACTCCTGCTGGTACTACTCCTGCTGGTACTACACCTGTTGGTACTACACCTGCTGGTACTACACCTGTTGGTACTACACCTGCTGGTACTACTCCTGCTGGTACTACTCCTACTGGTACTACACTGACGCCTACAGCACAAACAGCTACTGATTTCTTACTAGATTTGGGCTACGGGCAAGCAATGACCGGCCAAGAAGCAGCGAACAAACT